TCTGTCTTGGGTGGCGCATTTTTAAATTTATAGAAAATGTCGTCATTCACGAACAGCGAACAATATACAGCTCGCAGTGTACCCAGCACTAGTGAGATTGAAAGTACTATGGGCGGTGCAGGAATCATGCACCCACAGTCTGGGATGGAGAATCCCCGTGAATTTGCGAAAGGCAAGTATGCCGCCGCAAAGCACAAAAAGGATGTTGAGAAGCATAAACAACAGTCCGAGAAGCTGAAAAGTTCAGCTAAACTTCCCTTTGTAAAGGGGAAAAAATCAAAGATGAATCCGCAATCGGGGATTTCCCGATATATTTGCCAGAACATAATAATGAACTGTGACAAATATGATTTATCTTTACCTCCCGCCATCATGAATAAGATGGAGAATGCAATAGCTCTTTTGGTCAGTTTACAGCAGTGTACATCAGCAGAAGCAGCTTGTGCCTCCATATTTTTGTATGTGAAGACCCACACATCGATCAGTGTGAGTGAGACAGTATTTGGTTATATAACCAAGATTCTGTCAGAGACGGCAACCCCGCAATCAGGGGAAATATACCCTAGTTGGCTCCAGGCAATCAAGCAATTGCAAGTGAATTGGGGTTTGGCAGTAGGAAATGTGGGCTTCAAGCGCGTATCTGAGTTGATCAGTATGTGTCTTTCCCTTGGCTTGTGCGATGTAGCACAGTTGCCGGTGTCCCTGGGCGGGATGCAGGCCTTTTCCTCTCAAAACTTGGACAAGCATGTCACCGCTTTTGATTTAGTGGATGCCGTCATAAAGACAGTAGTTCATTTCATAGAAGGCGGATATATGTGTTTCAAGAAGAGGTCGCTGAGTCCCCTATTATATGGGGATATAGATAATCAACGGTTCCGGGAACTATATGAGAGATGTATGAGATGCCAAGAATATTATCCTGCCGGGAATTTGCGGCGTATTGAGGGTCTAGACGACAACGATTACGCTGCTCTTCTGGTTGAATGCCTAGAAAAGGGCGTTCAAACAATGAGGTCATGTGCGACGTCTTTTGAGAAGAATATTGTTGAGAGGTATTGCGACAATGTGCGCAGATGGCAAGCTACATTTTTTCAGACCCGTGCCCATGGGGGACTACGCGTAGCACCTTACGCGATAGGACTGTATGGAGGCACGGGAGTTGGTAAATCGTCCTTAGCTTCCATATTGATGGTTACGACGCTTATGGCTAATGAATATGATGCCAGTGATGAAAGAATCGTCACGCATAATGATGATGACAAGTATTTCTCCAACATGCGAACCGACATAAATGGTGTTTTCCTAGATGACGTGGGGAACACTAAGGCAGCATTTGTAGAGCGAGCGCCCTCCAAGACCATAATCCAGCTGATGAATAACATTAGGTCATACGCAAATCGAGCTGAAGTGGAAATGAAGGGCAAAGTGTCAATAGAACCTAAAGTGTGCCTTCTCACCAAGAATGTTAAGGATGGTGGAGCACACACTTATTCTAACGAGCCTGCGTCTATACTCCGACGCGAGCGCATAACAATAACAGTAGTGCCGAAGAAAGAGTTTCGAACTCAAGGTATGCTCTGCGGAGATAAATTGGATGCCTACTTTGCGGATGGAATACCAGTAATCCCGGATATATGGGATTTGACTGTAGAGAAATCTTACCCAATAACTAACCCAGTGTATGGGCGACCTGCAACAGTGGGATGGGAACTAGTCCAAGATGATGATGGTAAACCACTGCAGAAAGTCAGTGTGCAAACTGTGGTTCGATGGATAGCCAAGGATTCGGCTAAATATTTCCAACAGCAGACTGCTTTGGTAGAAAATGGAAAGGATATGAGCACACGTTTGGAAATGTGCCCGTATTGCCGCACGCCCAAAGGATTGGTGTGTATATGTCCTACAGTATCAGAGCAACCAGAGCAAATGACATAGCAATCCCTGGATTTAAGCTCAGCTTTTAACACATATTATGTGTATACCACAATGTGGTATGGCTGGATGAGAATATATAGTTTCCTTTTCCGTGAAGAGGATGAGGGAGTTGTAGCGCAAGTGGAGAGGGCACGCCTTCTCCATCAAATGTTTATAATGCGCGTGTTGACGATAATTCCGTCTTCATGGTTCGACAACAGGAATTTTTACAACGCTGTATTCGCAGCAGCCCGACCGGGCATGGCCAACCCCTGTGACGCGTATTATGCGTGGCATATGGTGTGTATAGTATTTTCCCTGGCATGTGCTTGGTGTGACAAGAGGTATTTTCTTTTGACTGTATATAGTATAGTACAATACTGCCGCATGCTAGTAGTCGAAAGAAATCGCCTGTTTACACAGATAAGCATGAGTAGGGCGCAGATACCTGCGGTATTGCAGGCAATACGCGATGGCCACGTGGCTTACATCAAGAGACTGAGCGCAACTCTCGGAATATTATACCTGGCAATACAGGTGTATAAACGCGTGCGCAATGCAGTTTCAAGTCCCATCATGAAATTAGCTGCGCAGGGTCTCCTTTCTCCATTGTCTGATGCTGACATAAAGGAGAGAGACGGTGAGACTAATCCGTGGTGTAAAATCCCTGTGTCCACAATACCAGCCCACCCCAAAGTGAAGACAACAACTATGAATCAATTGGAGCAGATAGTTTTCAATAATTTATGTCATGTTACTGTGATGGTTGGGGAGACTAAATCGTATTCTACTGATGCCTTCTTCCCATGTTCGAACGTGGTAATAATCCCCACTCACGTATTAAAAGGAGGGGAGAACTTGGCTTGTAAATTTGTGCGAAACGAGTTCGTAGGAAGTAGTTTCGTACATATAATTTCGTTGGCACATTCCGAGCCTATACCTGGCACGGATTTCACCTTAGTGTGGGTGCCATCAGGTGGCGATTGGAAGGATGTGCGAGCTTATTTTCCAACGACAAAATTTAAGAGTGGCCCAGGAAAGTTGGTATATAAAGATGAAAAAGGTGATCCGCATTTGTCTGGCTTGTACCATTACGTTGGTCAACAAGATAATTCAGCCAGCCGATTTTATGGTAGCAGATATGAACTCGAGTTCCCAACCTTTCGGGGATTATGTATGGCAGTCACATTGGTTGAGCAGAAGTTTCCCACTATAGCCGGATTCCACTTAGGTGGTTTCGATGGCACGAAAGTGGGATGTTCCGGTTTTCTCAGCTATGATCAGATAAACAAAGGCGTGGAAGCTCTGTCTCGTAAACCCGGAGTGATGCTGTGTGCAAACACAGGTACACTGCGGACTGAGGTGATGGGGGTTCAGTTTTTTGAAGGGCGTAGAATACATACCAAAAGCCCTCTCAATTTTCTGACAAGTGATCCCCTAGTGACTGCTTATGGTTCGGTAATTGGAAGGGCAAAGTACTACTCCACCGTAGAGCAGACGGTGATATCACCGACTGTTACAGCCATAATGGGAGTTCCACAGAAGTGGGGGAAGCCGAAATTTGGATCAAACTATCCCTGGCAAGCATCATTGGAGGTGATGTCTCATCCCTCTACGGGAGTGGAGGGCACACATTTGTCTTGGTCCGTGCTCGATTATAAGAACGGATTCATGCACACGCTGGTGCAATTCCCGGAGTTAATGCGAAGCATTCGCCCTTTGACCCGAGAGGAAACTGTGAATGGGAAAATAGCCACGCGGTTTATAGACAAAATGGTGTCGGGTACTTCTATAGGTTATCCGTTGACGGGCCCTAAGGAGAATTATCAACATGAGGTTGTTAGTCCAGAAGATGAACGGCGCCAAGATTGCGTCGATTTCGAAGAGTATATATGGGACGAATTCGAATATATGGAGCAAGAGTATGTGGAAGGAAGGAGATGCTATCCCGTTTTTAAGGCTTGCTTGAAAGATGAACCAACTCCGCTAGACAAGGACAAGGTGCGAGTGTTCCAAGCAGCACCGGTATCATTACAGTTGTTGGTGCGCAGGTATTTTTTACCAGTGGTTCGGGCTATGTCAATGCTCCCGTTGGCATCAGAGTGTGCGGTTGGAGTCAATGCGCACAGTCGTGAGTGGGAACAATTGTCATCACGCATCACCCAATACGGCAGCGAACGGATACTCGCCGGAGATTATAGTAAATACGATCTCCGGATGCCGAGCCAGCTGGTACTTGCCGCCTTTTCCGTGATAGTGGATATCGCGGCAAAGTGTGGCTATAGTGCTCGGGATTTGAGTGTGATGAAAGGCGTGGCAACGGATATCGCCTATCCCGTCATGGCGTACAATGGGGATCTTATCTCCTTGTATGCGTCCAACCCGTCGGGGCACAATTTGACAGTGTATATTAATTGCATTGTGAATTCCCTACTTCTGCGATGCGCCTATTATCACGTAGAAGGTCCTGAATATCCGTTTCGGGATAGAGTTGCCATGATAACGTATGGAGATGATTGCAAGGGGTCTGTCAGCACTGAATGTGAGCACTACAATCACATAGCGGTAGCAAAGTATTTGAGTGATCGCGGGATGGTGTTTACTATGCCTGATAAAGAAGCGACTCCACGACCATTTATGCATGATAATGAAGCTGACTTTTTGAAACGGTTTTCCGTGTATCACGAAAAATTGAATTGCACACTAGGGGCATTGGATAGTGACTCCATATATAAGTGTCTGCATGCCGTGTTGAAATCGTCTTTTTTGTCTCCCCGGCAGCAGGCCATGGCAAATTTGGAAACCGCTGCGGCGGAATGGTTTGTGCACGGGGAGGCCGTGTATGAAACCAAGCGACAACAATTGCTGGCAATAGCGCGTATCCATGAAATGGATCACGGGTGCCCCAGCTTGAGGTTGACGTATGATGATCGGGTTGCCCAATGGAAAGAACGGTACCCCGATGATAGTCCCGGATAGACTATAAAAATGTCCCTCTGTTAGTTGAGAAATATGACATGTAAATAAAATTTCTCCTTGCGTGTATGGCTACCAGTGATTTGTATAATTCCTGTATATATATTATTAGGCTTCATCGTAAGAATTCATCCGTCATACGGATACCCCTATTTAGGGGCGCACTAGAATGGTGCAATTGTGGAAAACTTCGCGG